ATGTCGCATAGGGCGGTGAAATCGCATGATTTACGAGATAGTGCGCTTTTCAATATCGGAACGCGGAAAAAACTTGCGAGTGTTTTGCTCTGCTCACCGGATCATCTGAACCTTGTCCAGAAGCTTGAGGTCAAATACAAAAAACGCTGGAAACCAAAGGATAGCGATACCGCGCCGTGGTTAACCCAACCTCCGGCACCTCATGAAGCGGACTGTTTCCGCCCTATCGATATTCCGGTCGATCCTCTAAAGAAGTTGCAGGGGCGAATAGCCGACCTTCTGTCACGCGTTAAGGCGCCACCCTATCTGTGTAGTCCAGTGAGGGGCGTGTCTTATGTTGATAACGCCAGAGCACATATTGAGGGGAGTGCCTTCTGGCTTTTGGATATTGCTGATTACTTTCCAAGCTGTACCGCCAATCGGGTCGCTTGGTTCTTCAGGACCGTGATGAAATGTGCTCCTGATGTAACTGCGATCCTAGTGGCAATTGTAACCGACAGCGGCAGGCTTCCCCAAGGCTCTCCGTCAAGCCCGATCCTTGCGTATTTTTCAAATCTAAAGATGTGGGGTGAGGTCGCTGCACTTGTGCATCGAGCTGGCTGCATTTTGAGTGTCTACGCGGACGATATCACCATCTCTGGGAAGACCGTGCCGGGCGCGTTGGTATGGAATGTCAAACAAACGATCGTAAAGAATGGCTTCAGGCTAAAGCGGGAAAAAGAAGTGAGCCTTGTTTGCTGTCCAGCTGACATCACGGGCGTCATTGTTCGCAACGGGTCATTGAAACTTCCAAATAGGCAGCTGAAGAAGATTGTCGAAACGAAGAAACTTCTCAGAGCTTCCACTGATAAAATGACCGCAGATAAGTTGAAAACCCAAATTGCAGGCCGCTTAGCCCAGCGTCGCCAAATCGAATGTGCCAGTTGTTGACTTAGACTTCTTGCAGCGTCACTGCCGATGCCAACGTTCGGTTCGTAGTGCGCCTTAAAGTCTGCAATTAGGTAATGCTCTTTCCTGCAGTTTCGCAGCGAAGCCGATCAGGAATTGGTCGAGCGTTAGATTTCCGCAGAGGCGGTGGACATCACTGGCGCGGGAGCGCTTCATGGTCCGGTAGTAGGTGCAGGCCAAGTTAACTAGTTGTCCCTCATCCGCCGCTTCGTGGAGCGTCCAGCGACGGATGTTATTGCCTGGGCCGTTTTTATCCGGCAGGGCTAGTCTCGATCAGGGACCGGTCGCCAGCCGCGTGTGTATCCAACGCTGAGAGCACATCCTGCCCACGACAGTTGCTCTCGGAGGTGGCGGCAATCCTTGAGCAAAGTTTCAATGGCGGCGATTGTGTTGCCGTTATGATATGCCAGGACCTGCTCGAGCTCCGGCATCTGTGTTTTCTCGACTTCCTTGACCGCGCTCATGCTGCGGCTGCTTCTTGTGTGAAATCGACGATACTACCAAATTTGCAAAGAAGACGAGGGCTCGTCATGTCTCCGTTTTCCATATCAGCGAGAACCTCGAAAGCAGCAGTTCCGGCAAACCGCTCGGACATTGATTCCGCGATCCGCTCCGCCAATGCCTCGTTAGATGCCGTTCGCATCTCACCTGGGACGATCGCTCCGCCTTTCACCTTTTTGAAGGGCACAATGATGTATTTGGTCTGTAAGGACATCGGAAACTCCTTGCTTAAACGCCGTGGATGTTCCTAGTTTGTTCTCATGCCGATTTGGAGTCAATTGGGCTTGGAAAAGATTCTCAGATAGAGGTATTGGTTAGGAAAATTGACCTACGCCGAGCGGCCGTACCACACGACGCGCCCGACCACGATAAGATCGACGATGCGATCGGTCACGAAGCTCTCAACCGGATAATTGCCGGCGACATTATCAGACATCAGGTCCAGGCTGCCGTCAAACCGCCATCTAGCGCGCTTTACCAGCAAATTGCCCTCAGCGTTAAAGACGTAGATCCTGCCATCATCAACGGTTTGCTGGCTTTGGTCGACGATCAGCATTGCTCCGTCAGGGAAGGTCGGCAGCATGCTGTCTCCCTTAGCCCACATGAGGAAACAGCTTTCTGGCTGTGCGCCGAGGCCACGGAGGAAGCGCTTCTCGAACGTTACCTCGTTTGCGGCGTGCTCTACATAGGTAACGACGCCACGACCAGCGGATGCGGCCACGTCGTACTGCGGTAGACGAATGAATTCCGACGATAATGGTCCTGCAGGGACGACTTGGCCAGCTCCCGCTTCTTCCTCTTGACCGGTGACAAGCCAGATCAAATTGGCACCGTAGCGCTCTCTATACGCGTTTAAGACCGAGGCCGAAGGTTCAGTGTCACCTCGCTCGTACGAGGCTAAAGCGCTTTTGCTTACGCCGATATTCAGCGCCACCTGGTCCCGGTCGATGTCCCCGATATTGCGGCGGAACTGACGCAAGCGTTGGGCCAGCGGCGTCTTCGGCTCGGTTTCCGGTCTCACCAAAATACCATCCGCATAAATTCGATTTCAGCTTTACAAAATCTGAAATCGAATTTACTCCTATCATTAGCAGCCGCAAAAAGCGGGCTGCTTGTGCTCACTACCATTCAACAAAAAGCGGATGCGCCAACATCCGCTTTTCGCAGGAGAAACCAGATGACTAAGCTCCGAAAGTGGGACCGTCACGCCATCCTAGGCGAACTTCGCCGCCGTGGGATGACCTTAACGAAGCTGGCCGAAATCAACAATGTCAGTCCTGGGGGTTTCCGCACGATCTGGAACCGACCCAACGCGAAATCCGAGCAGGCAATTGCCGACTTCCTGGGCGAGCCTGTCGAGCTGCTTTTCCCTGATCGTTATCCCAAGACGACATCCAAGATCCTTTCGCCCAAATATGCCAACGTTGGCCGGAGTGCCGCGTAATGGTGGGCGCGAACGAACAACCGTCTGCTCTAGCCTACCGCGACAATTGCCGCAGGGACCTGAAGTCCCCGGCCGTCAGTCACAGCGCCGTCCGCGCCAAGACCGAACTCTCGCGCAATTTCGCACTCAAGCCTATGGCGAAAGTGACGCCCGAATTTGGCAATAATCCGTTCATTCCGGGTCGCTCGCCAATCTGCCGGGCTGCCGACACGACGCTGATCTTCAGCGTGGTCGTCATGGGTCTGATTGCGGTCATCGCAACATTTGCGAGGGCCAGCCTGTGAGCCAGATCAACCCCTTTTCCGCAGAAGAGCGCCTGCAGGCGATGGTCTCAGCTGCATATCGTGCCAGCCGGTCCCATTTTAGCCACCTGCCGCTCCGCTTCATCATCGATCCGCCGGTCGATATGCTCGATGCGGCACTCGCCAGACAGGTCGCCATCCACATCCTTATGGTTCAGTTTTGCATCCCGCGCCGCCGCGTGATGGTGCTGCTCAGTGTCGGACGCACGATGGTTGGCCAGGCTGTGCGCACGGTCGATTACCGGTGCGATGAGCCCGTCTTCGAGCGGACGTACCGGGCAATCGCTGCTCGCGCCAACGACCTGTTCATGACTGCCCTCCATGAAGCCGTTGAGGATGCCGCCTAATGGCTAAGTTCATTCGTGCACCTCTCTCCGACATCCACATCGGCGACCGGCTCCGGCCGATTGATCCTGCTTATGTTGAGATGATTGCCGCTTCACTTACCGAGCGCGGCCAGATCAGCCCGATCATGATCCGCAGGACGCCTGCAAAGAACAAGGGTGCCACGCCCTTCACGCTTGTCGCTGGCGGTTATCGCACAACGGCAGCCAAACTGCTTGGGTGGACTCAAATCGACGCCATTATCGTTGAGGCAGATGCGCAGGAAGCGCAGATGCTCGAGATCTCCGAGAACCTCTACCGCAATGAGCTGAACCCGCTCGATCGTGCCATCTTCGTCATGACGTATCGCCAACTTTGGGAAGAACAACATGGAAAGATTACAGTCGGCGGAGATCGAAAATCAAAGTGCAACGATTGCACTGAGATGTTTGCCTCTGGGCGTGAGCTTTCTGTAGCTGTCCAGGAGCGGCTTGGCTTTGGTCGCCGCACCTACTTTCATGTAACGCGTATCGGTCAAAATTTGCATCCCACATTGCGCCAAGCCGTCCGCGGTACTGACGCCGAAACCGATCAGTCCGCTCTTCTGAAACTGGCGAAGCTCTCTGCCGACGATCAGCTGAAGGTAGCCGCCGCCTTGAAGGAAAGCCCGGACCTGAAGCCTATCCTACAGTGGCTGAAAGGCCCGAAGCCCGAGGCCGATCCGCAGCAGGCAATCTTCGACAAGATGGCGGCGCTCTGGAGTAAAGCCGACGAGGAAACGCAACGTCGCTTCCTCGACCATATCGGGTCGACCTCGGACTTTTCCTTCTTGGAGCGTGCAGCATGAAGCGCGATCCTCACCAATTCGACTTCTTTTCCGAAGCTGTATTCCCTGTGCGGCAAGCTGCCGAGCGGATCGACCTCGATCGTTTCCGCTCGCTTCTGAAGCGCGAAATGGCCCGTGCTATCCGCGAATGCCCGCATGACCGGCCGACGATAGCCGCCCGCATGGCCCATTATCTTGGCCTATCGTCCGTGTCGAAAGGCGCGCTCGATGCCTACACGGCCGAGAGCAAGACGGCACATGACATCAGCCTCGTGCGCTTCAAGGCGTTCGTTCGTGCGACCGGAGCCGTCTGGCTTTGGGATGTGGTGCTGAGTGAAGACGGGCTGATCCTGCTCGAAGGCGACGAAGCCCGGCTTGCCGAGATCGCGCGACTTCAGCAGGAGCAGCGCGAGCTTGCAGCCGAGCTGAAGTCCCTGCAGGCCCGTCCTGTTACAATAAAGCGAAGGGGCCGGTGATGAAAGAGTGGTTCACCATTCCGGAACTCGCTGAGGCCAAGCTGCCGGGCCTGCCGACATCTGTCCGGCGGATCCACGATCATGCCGATCGCGCGGCATGGGATCATCAGCCTGGCAAGTCGCGAGCAATTGCGAAGCGCGGGGGCGGCCGCGAGTTTCATTATTCGCTCCTGCCGCCCGAGGCCCGGCAGAAAATCGCCTTCCTGAACACCGACCTGACAGCCCCCGTCAAAGGCGTCTCGAAGCAGCTTTGGTCGCGCTTTGAAGCCTTGACCGACGAGCATAAAGCCATCTGCCGGAAGCGGCTTGATGTACTGATCGCGGTCGATGACATGAAGGCGTCAGGCATTGCCGCTACCGCGGCTGTGCAGCACTGCGCCCGCATGGCTGATATCGCCGTTACCACCCTGTATGGTTGGCGTCAGATGGTTGAAGGCCATGCGCGAGCTGATTGGCTTGCTGCACTGGCTCCTGCATTCTCGTCTGCGGTCAGCGGTCTTGTCGTCGATCGCGCAGACTGCCACGCCGAAGCTTGGGCAACTTTGAAGTCGGACTATCTTCGGCCGGAGAAGCCGAAGTTTACATCCTGTTTCCGCCGGATGATGAGCGCCGCCAAGGCAAACGGCTGGTCGCCGATCCCTTCCGAGCGCTCCTTGCGCCGACGCCTTGAGGCTGAGGTGCCGAAGGCGGTTCAGATCTTGGCACGGGACGGTAAGGAAGCGGCCGCTCAGTTGTTTCCGGCGCAGACCCGGTCCGTTGCTCACCTGCACGCCATGCAGATGGTCAACACCGATGGGCACAAGCTCGATCTGTTCGTGCGCGTGCCATGGAAAAAGGTTCCTGTCCGCGTCATCCTCATCGGGATACAGGACATCTACTCTCGCAAGGTCCTGTCGTGGATCCTGTCTGAGGCAGAGACATGGGAAGCAGTACGCTCTTGCATCGGCGCCATGATCGAAAACGCGGACGGCGCGCTGCCCTACCACATCTACATGGACAACGGCCGCGCCTTTGCCTCGAAGAAAATCTCTGGTCAGGCGACGGCCCGCAACCGGTTCAAGATCACAGAGGACGAGGTCGCTGGTCTTCTGAAGACCCTCGACATCAACGCGCATTTCACCAAGCCGTACTCCGGTCGATCAAAGCCAATCGAGCGGGCCTGGAGGGATCTGGCCGACGAGATCTCGCGCCACCCTGCCATGTCGGGCGCCTACACAGGGCCGAACGTGGACGAGAAGCCCGAGAACTATGGTCGTACGGCCGTCAAGCTCGACGTGCTCCAAGAGCATGTCGCGGCCATGGTGGAAGAGCACAACGCTCGTGAAGGTCGCCGGACGGAAATGGCCGGCGGCCGCAGCTTCAACGCGATCTTTGCGGAGTCGGTCGCCGAACCCTCGACCATCCTGCGCTATTCCAACACAGCGCAGCGCGCCCTCTGGATGCTCGCAGCCGAGAACGTCACGGCCCGCAAACCGGACGGCGCGATCCATTACGCCGGCAACCGCTATTGGGCGCCAGTTCTCAACCAGTGGATCGGCAAGAAGCTGACCATCCGGTTCGACCCGGCCAACCTGCATGGTGCTATCAAGCTCTACGATGGTGCGGGTCGGTTCCTCGGCGATGCTGAGTGCATCCTTGCCCATGGCTTCGATTGCCAAGCCGCCGCCCGCCAGACGGCACGCAAAGCCTCGGATTATGCCAAAGCGCAGAAGTCGCTGCTCGAACTCAATCGCACGATCGAGGCCGACCAGTTGGCCGACCTCTACGCCAAAGCACGCAAGGCCGAGAAGCGCCCGGAAGCGCCAGCGCCTCGTCCGGTCGTCACCCGCCTCATCACGAGCAGCAACCTCGCTCCGGCCGCATCAGTCGAGGCGATCGGCGAGGGCGAATTCGAAAACAGTTTCTCGCGTGGACTTGCCCGGATCATGGGCGAGGAGACCGCGATCATCCCATTCCCCACGGGGAAGACAGCGGCAGGGTCGTCAAAGCCCGGCCGTAAGACCAGAGCCGAAAAGTAATGCGTACGGTTCCGACCAAAAAAATGGGCGCCACAGTGAAGGGGCGCCCGAAGATACTTATGCAAGGAACCAAGTAGATGAAAAAAACCACAGGCACAAGTAGCGGATGGGAGCACCCGCAGCCGAGCGCCGAGTTTCTGGCCAAGCATCCGGCGCAGGACGTCGAGATCTGGCGCGCTCTGATTTCGCGCGTCATCGGCGTGGCCACGGCCAATGGCTGGAGCAAGACGGCGATTGCGCGCCGGACCGACATTGCGGAAGGCACATTTTCGCAGTGGGCATCGGGCAAATATCTCGGTGTTCTGGTCAACCAGAACATTCAGGTCAGCAACTGGCTGGCCGCACTTGAGGAAAGCTCGGGCCTTGCCTCTCGTGTTCCCGTCTCGCCGGTTTTCCAGCAAACGCTGGTTGCGCGCGAGATCCTCGAAACGCTCGCCTACGCCCAGGTGACCGCCGGCTTCGTCGCCATCACGCTCGATGCCGGTGTCGGCAAGACCACGGCGGCACGTCACTTCTGCCAGACCCGGCCGCACTCCTACCTCGCCACGATCAGCCCGAATACGAAGACGGTTCACGGCATGCTCGTCGAGCTTGCCGCCGAACTGGACGTGCTTGAGCACAACCCCGCGCGCCTGGTCCGCGCGATCGGCCGCAAACTCCAGAGGATCGGCGACGGTTCGATCCTCATCATCGACGAGGCGCAAAACCTTGTGCCGGAGGCCATCAACCAGCTTCGTCACTTCGTCGACATCAACAAATGCGGCGTTGCACTACTCGGAAACGAGGACACGGCCAGCGACTTCATGAAAGAGCGGTCGCGGTCGGTTTCCAGCCGCGCGCAGGTTCTGTCCCGCTTTGACAAGCGCCTGAAGCGCGAGCCGAGCCGCGGTGATGATGCACGAACCCTGATCGCCGCCTGGGATGTCCAGGATGACGACATGATCCGGTTCCTCCTCGGTATCGCCCTCAAGCCAGGCGCTCTCCGGCAGATCGACCGCACCATGAAGCTCGCCACGATGGCAGCGATCGGCGATGGCGACGAAGTGACGCTCAAGCACTTGCAGATGGCCTGGAAGAACCGGGATCTGGGAGACATTGCATGAGGAAGGCTCTCGACCAGACGCTGAGCACCGAACTCGGCCAACTGCGCGACGGAGCCAAGAATGTGCTGGCGGGTTCTGTCTTCGCAAACGTGCTGGATCAGAAGCTTCGCATCCTTGAGAAGCTCGCCACAAGCATGGAGCTAGAGCTTGCCATCCTTCGTGAAACCGAAGCCGGCCGCGAATACCGCACCCGCATCGAACAGACCGCCACGGACGCCTTGGCCGACATGTTGCCCCCGGAAGGCACGGTTATTCGTCCAGATTTTGGGAGGAAGTCATGACCAATAGCGCTCTTGCGTCAGAACATGCGGCGGTCGTTCGCGATCGGCTTAAAGACTACGTCCATGGCGGCAAGCACTTCACCAGCGACGAGATCGCCGCGTGGATACGTCGAATGAATACGGTCGTGTCGCTTGCGGAGGAGACCGAGGAGGAGAACCGCAGCCTCGGCAGACAGCTGGCGATTGTGCGCCACAACGCAGGTCCAGCATCGGTTGGCGGCAATGTTGTTGCTTTTCCAAGCCGTCGTCCGTCGCAGCCAACACGGAATGGAGGAGGCGATGCAGCATGAGAGAAACGCTCGATCTGCTGTTTGCCTTTCCGAAGGCTGACCTACTGAGACGGCTTCAGCCGGAGATCGACGACATCGTGAACCTTCGCCTCATCGAAGCCGCCAACCGTGATGAAGCCAATACGAGGGGCCGCCTTCGGGCGGTCCGCCTCTCAATCGACCGCTTGAAACGAGCCGTGAGCCGGTTCGAGCAAGCGCAATACACACCCGGCGAGAAAGCAGCCCGCGAGCATGTGGTTGCTACCGCCAAAGACCTCAAGAACGCCGACGACGCGTTGAAAAAAGGACGATGAAAATGGACGCAGTTATCCTGGAAGAACGAAGCGACGGTGTCATCGCCATCAACGGCCGTGACTTCATGGTCGATGCCAAGGGCTCGTATGTCCCGCTCTCCATGGTCAAACCGCAGCATAAGCTTGAAGACGAGATCGTTCGCAAGATCATGAGTTTTGCAGTCTCGCTAAACGAGCAGATCGGTCGGTTTCGTGGCCACACAATGACGGACCTCGGTGACTACGACGCTCTGATCGCGCAGGAGTACAATGCGAAGGTCGGAGGCGCGAAAGGCAACCGAACCTATCAAACTTTCGACGGGCTTATGAAGGTACAGGTTCAGGTGCAGGAGCTGATCGACTTCGGATCAGAGCTGCATATCGCAAAGAGCTTGATCGACGAGTGCTTGAACGAATGGTCGAGCGACAGCCGACCTGAGATCCAGTCCATCGTCACGCGTGCCTTCAACACCGACAGCGAAGGAAAAATCAACCGCTCTGAGATTTTCATGCTCATGCGGCACGAGATCGAGGATCCCCGATGGAAGCGTGCCATGGACGCCATTCGTGATGCCATGAGAGTGACGGGTTCGAAGCAATACGTGCGCTTCTACCGCCGAGAGAAACTCACCGACGAGTTTCGAGCGGTCACCATCGACATGGCCAAAGCATAAAGGCGGTCCAATGACGAACGACGATATCGAGGGTACCGAAAGCAGCCTGGCTGAAGGAGGTGCGTCTTCTGACGCTCCTCGTCCCGTCAACAGCTATTCGCAGGGGTACGCGCTGTGTAATGCGGCCGGTGTGCTCGTCGGCCACACGTATCGCTCTACTGCCGAGGCGGCGATAGAGGCGCATTTCCCTTCGAGTGACCCCGCCGGCGCGGAGAAGTGGGCCGAGATGCAGGCGCTTGGATGGACCGTGGAGCATGTCTACGCCCATGTTTTCAAGCCGCGCTTCATGATGGCAGCCACGCGCGTGGACCAGACGGCGTCCGAGGAGAGCGCATGAGACATTATCGGAACAGTGATGAGATCGTTGCTGCCCTTGTCGAAGAACATGAAAGGCAGGGGTTCAATATTCACACAACAGATCACGGCACGCTGGCGGTTAAAACCATCGAAGATGGCAAACTCCTGAGCGTCAATCTCAGCATCATTGCAAACGCGCTTTGGGAGAAATGGTCATGAGTTCGCTCGCCGCCATCAAGATCGCTCAGAAGCAGCTCGGCCTTGACGACGACATCTATCGTGCAAAGCTTCAGCTTATCACCGGCAAGTCCTCGGCCAAGGACATGTCTGAGGAAGAGCGTCAGGCTGTCATTGCCGAGTTTCGCCGCCTCGGTTTCAAGCCGATCGAGTGCCGACAGAACGGGAAACAAAAGCTGTCCGGCCGGTATGCTGGCAAGCTGCAGGCGCTCTGGATTGCCGGCTTCAACCTCGGCGTGGTCCGCGATCGGGATGACGCCGCGCTGATTGCCTTCGTGAAAGCGCAGACCGGCATCGACCATGTGCGTTGGCTTCAAAATGCCGAAGACGCTCGCAAGGTGATCGAAGCCCTGAAGAAGTGGCTGAGCCGCGAGGCACGCGTGGATTGGAGTGAGCATTCGCGCTTGCAGCTGTGGCAGCGTGCCGAAGGCTACCGGATTGCCTTGGCGCAATGGATCCTTTTGGTCGGTGAGGCAGAGGCGAAGATCCCACGGGCCTTTTGGGATGCCGTGAAAGGTATTCTCGGCCAGCAGGTGTCGGGGCGCGCGCTAACGCAGGACGAATGGATCACAGTCATGAACGCCTTCGGCCGGCGCATCCGGGAAAAGAAGGCACCATGAACTCAAACGGGCATCCCTCTGACCGTGTCTGGCTCACGCCGCTTCTCAACCGCATCGCCAATGTTGCAGGCGAGGAAGCGGCGATTGCGCTTGGGCGGGCACGGCCTGGGGAGCGCGTATACATTCCGGAACACGTGACCGCCGATCACTGGCTCGTCCAGGTCGTCGGTTTGGACGCGGCAGAGAAGATCGCCGCAGCCTTCGGTTCCATGAAGATCGAGATCCCGCAGGCCATAGCTGGCGACAAGCGTCGTCGGGCGGCTGCCATTGCTGATCTCATCGAGAAGGGCTATTCAACGAACGAGATTGTCCGTACCCTGGGCATCTCTCAAAACACTGTCGCCGAGCACCGTCGCAGACGTCCGCCGGCCGACCCGCAGCTCAAGCTGCTTTAGGTTCCTCGGGCTGCGATTTCGCAGGCCCGCTCTACGTTCCAAATTCCGTCATTGTCGCCCCAATCCCAACGGGGCTTTTCTTTATGACCACCAAGACACTGGCATTGTCTGTCGATGCTGCCACGCTTTACGCCGTCGTGCCGCGTCTGTCCGGTGCCAAGGGCCAGCAACAGCGCGCTGTGATTGGTGGCTTTGCGCCGTACCTCCCGGAGATGCTGACGCGTTTTAAGGTAACGTCTGCCCTTCGGATTGCTCACCTTCTGGCGCAGGTCGCCCATGAGAGCGACAGTTTCGCCACGACACAAGAATACGCTTCTGGCGCTGCATATGAGGGACGCAAGGACCTCGGCAACATCAAGGCCGGCGACGGCAAGCGCTTCAAAGGCCGCGGCCCGATCCAGTTGACCGGCCGGGCAAACTATTTCGCGTTCACTATCTGGATGCGGGAAATCGATCGCAGCTGTCCAGACTTCGAAGCCCGTCCGGAACTCGTTGCCGAGTTTCCCTGGGCCGCATGGGCCGCGTTCTATTATTGGTCCTCCCGCAATCTGAACGCACTGGCCGACCGTGACGATCTCGTCGCGGTGACCAGGGTGATCAATGGTGGCCGGAATGGTCTGGACGATCGCCGCCTCAAGCTTGGCAAGGCTAAGTCCGCCCTTACGCAGCTTCAGGTCCAAATCATCGCAGCCAATCAGAACATCGAAGACGACGTCGCCATTCTACGGCGCGGCTCCGAGGGTGAGGCCGTCGACCAGCTCCAGCGCGGCCTCGCAGCTGCCGGCTTTTACCTTCTGGCGATCGATGGAGACTTTGGTCCCGGCACGGAAGCAGCCGTGAAAACCTTTCAGCGCGCTCGTGGCCTTGTCGTCGACGGTATCGTCGGCCGGGAAACGGCCGCGATGATCCAGCCCTACACACCCTCCGAGGATATCGCCGCATGAAAGAACTGCTCATGTCGCAGCTGCTCCCGCAGCTGTTCAACTTTCTGATCGTCGGCCTTCTGGCCGTGATTTCCATGATGGCGCGCCGCTGGTTCGGCATTAGCATCGAGGGCAAGCACCGCGACGCTCTCCAGTCGGCGCTGGCCAACGGTGCGAAGCTCCTGCTTCTGCCGGGCGGCACGGTCGACCAGGCCGTCGAATACGTCCTGCACTCGGTACCGGATGCCCTCAAGCAGTTCGGCAAGACTTCGCCGGATGATATCCGGCAGCTGCTCGAGCCGCATATTCTCGGCCTTCCGAAGCCTCCGGTCCTTGTTCTGCCCGCGCCCGCGACCGGCGGTTCGCCTGCAGAAGGATCTGCCAGCAGGGAAGGTGCGCTTCCGTCGGCAGGCACCCGTCGGTGAAAACTTCGGAAGCCGCCCTCGATCTCGCCCAGGCGAGAATTGAACAGGAGCGCGATGCCAGCGTTAAAGCTGCAAGCATCGCGCTTTTGCAGACCGGAACGGATCTCTGCATCGCATGCGATCATCCGATCCCCGAAGAACGACGTCGAGCCTTGCCATCTGCCCGCAGGTGCACCGAGTGCCAGACGTTCGTCGAAGCAGAGAAGTATCACCGGTGAACACAGCAAACACTGTCGCTCTCGATCTGGCGCCGCTCATGTCCTGGATCGTTGCTGCCATGACCATCGTGAATTTTGCGATCCTTTTGAAAGGCATTCTCTCCTCTGGAGAGAGGAAGCTGGAGGAGCGCGTCGCCAAGCACGAGGCCAAGCTCATTGATCACGACCGGCGCATTCAGACGATCGAGAGCGACATGAAGCATTTGCCAGACAAGGAAACGACGCACCGGATCGAGATGACGATGCTGACGATCGTTGGCCGTCTCGACAAGCAGGATGCGACGCTCGAAGGCCGCTTCTCCTCCATGGACGAACGCCTGAAGCCGATCCAGGCGATCGGGGAGCGTTTGAACGACGTGTTGGTTGACCAGATGAAGAAGGCGGGCTGATGATCCCGATTGCGATCGATTACGACAAGGTCATGCGCGAAGACGCGCGCCTGATCATTCTCCGGGCTCTTTCCGAACAGGTGAACGAAAGCCTGTCGAGCAGCACGATTGAGCTCGTCTTGCAGACGTTCGTCATTCGCCAGCCTCGGTCGTGGATCCACGGCGAGATGGATTACCTTCGCATGATGGGCGCCATCACGATCGTGGACGCTGGCTCCGTCAAGATCGGCACGCTGACCGACCTCGGCTGGCGACACCTTCTCCGTGAAACGATCATCGAAGGGGTGAAGCGGCCGTCGCGCGCGATCATTCCGCCTGCTGGAAGCTCGCATGCGTAGCAGGCTCTCCGGTATCGAGCTTCTGCCGGAAGAGTGCGCGCCGATCGTTGCCAAGGCAGCGGCCGAGTTGCAGGACCGCGACCGGACGCAGATCGACATCTACCAGGACTTCTTTGCGGCCCTTGAGGGCTTGAAGCGTGAACATCGCGGCGAGCTGGAATTCACGATCCCGTCGTTCTCGGCCTTCAACCGCTATTCGATCAAGCTCGCTACGCTGTCGAACCGGCTCAACCAGACGCGCGAGATCGCCGCGACGATCGCCGAGAAGTGGGATGCCAAATCTTCCGACGATCTGACCCTGATCGCGGCCGAAGCGATCAAGACGCTGATCTTCGAACTGCTGACCAATGCCGGCGAGGCAGGGCTTGATCCGAAGGGTGCGATGTCACTTGCGAACGCGCTGCGCGCTGCCAGCCAGGCGCAGGGCGTCTCGACAGCCAGGCGTCAGAAGGTCGAGGCGGACTTTGCTTCCAAGGCGGAAGAGGCCGTCAAGCTTGTCCAGCGCTCCAAGGGTCTCACCGACGAGACGGCAAGCGAGATCCTTGATCAGATCCTCGGGGTGGGAACGAAATGAGCGGGCCCATCAGCAAAGAGCAGTGGGCCGAGGCGCGACGCATCTCGACAGACGCGGTCATCAACCGGATCGGCGCCCGCAAGGCGCTATTGCCGTATCAGCAGCAGACGCTCGCCCTCCTCGAGACAACCGCGTGCCGGGTGCTCTTCGTCGAGAAGTCGCGACGTATCGGCCTGACATGGGCGTGTGCGGCTTATGCCGTCCTCCGCGCTGCGCGTGCCCGCGAAGCCGGCGGAATGGACTTCATGTACATCTCCTATAGCCAAGAGATGACGCGGGAGTTCATCGACGCCTGCGCGATGTGGGCCCGAGCTTTCGCCCAGGCTGCCCTTGAGATGCAGGAGTTCATCTGGGACGACTCTGACAAGGATGGCGAGCGCGCCATCCAGGCGTTCCGGATCAAGTTCTCGTCCGGCTTCGAGATCGTCGGTCTGTCGTCGGCACCTCGCACCCTGCGCGGTAAGCAGGGCGTGGTGATGATCGATGAAGCGGCCTTCGTCGATAGCCTTGAAGAGCTTTTGAAGGCGGCGCTCGCCTTTCTCATGTGGGGCGGTCAGGTCATTGTCTGCTCGACGCATGACGGCTTTGACAATCACTTCAACGAACAGATCCAGGACATCCACGCCGGCCGGCAAAGTTACAAGCATCTGCGCATCGATTTCGACACGGCGCTGCAGCAAGGCCTCTATGAGCGCATCGCCTATGTGACGGGCAAGCCGTGGTCGGCCGAGGCCGAGGCCGATTGGCGCCAGGACATCATCAAGTTCTACGGCGCCGGCGCCGACGAGGAGCTGTTCTGCATCCCGGCGATGTCGTCAGGTGCATTCCTTCCCCGATCGCTGATCATGTCGCGGATGAAGGAAGATATCCCGGTCATTCGCTGGGCGTCGCCGGACGGCTTCGTCGACTGGCCGAAGGCCCTGCGCGATGCCGAGATCGCGGATTTTTGTAACGAGCAGCTCCTGCCGCATCTCAAGTGTCTCGATCCGACCATGCGCTCCGGCTTTGGGCAGGACTTTGGCCGATCGGGCGACTTGTCCGTGATCCATCCATTTCAGGTGCGTCTCGACACCAGCCTGCGCACACCGTTCCTTCTTGAGCTGCGCAACGTGCCGTTCGAAAGTCAGCGCCAGATCATCCTGTTCCTGCGCCAGCATCTGCCGCGCTTCTTTCACGCGGCCTTCGACGCAACGGGCAACGGGGCGGCACATGCAGAAGCGGCACGCCAGCATTTCGGGGTATCGTTCGTCTCCGAGATCAAGCTCTCGCAGCAATGGTACATGCTCAACATGCCGAAGCTGAAAGCCGGCTTCGAGGACGGCACCTTCGAGCTGCCGCTCGATGACGACGTGCTCGGCGACTACCGCCTCCTGAAGATGACCAAGGGCATCGCCAAGGTGCCAGACGATGCCCGCACGCAAGGGGCAGATGGTTTTGCCCGCCACGGGGACAGTGCCGTCGCCGGTGCCTTGGCCATCTATGCGAGCGAGCAGGACGGTGGCGAAGCCGGCGCCGGCGTGACGGGCAGCGATCGACCGACCGCTGGCCAGTTCACAGACGCGTCCGGAGGCTACGGCGCTGTCGGCGCACGTTCCGATCTTTCCGCTTTTACGGGGTACTGAGATGGCTGACACCACGATGGAGATCGCAACGATCCGGACGGACCCGTTCGTGCCGGAGTTCGCGGGCGTCATGCACCCGACCGACGAGATCCTGCGGACCCGTGGCCTGGGTAAAGGCCATCAGCTCTACGACGAGATCCGGCGCGATCCGCACGCCTTTGCCATCCTGCAGAAGCGGAAGCTCGAAGTCGTCAGCCGCGAATGGAATGTGTTCGAGGTCTCCGAAAGCGATCTCGACAAGCGCGCGGCCGCTGAGGTCACACGTCAGCTCAAGGCCATCGACTTCGACAAGCTCACACGTGGCCTTATGGGGGCTGTCCTGAAGGGCTTTTCGGTTGCCGAGGTTCTCTGGGCGAACGTTGCCGGCGTCTGGACGCTGCAGGCCGTCAAGGTCAAGAAACAGCGTCGCTTCCGCTTCGATATGGATGGCCAGCTGCGGCTTCTGACGCGCTCGGCCATGGTCGAGGGTGTGCCGGTTCCCGATCGTAAATTCGTGGTTCACCGGCATTCAATCGACGACGACGAGGACGATCCCTACGGCATCGGCCTTGGCAGCGTGCTCTATTGGCCCGCCTGGATGAAGCGCAATGCGCTTGCGCAGTGGCTCCGTGCGGTTGAGAAGCACGGAACGCCGACGACGAAAATCATTTACCCAGGCGGCTACGACAAGCAGCGCCAAGACGAGATGCTGGAGGCGATCCGCCAGCTTGCAAATGATACTGGCATCGCGGTCCCGGAGAACGTCATTGTCGAGCTACTCGAGGCAAAGGCTGGCGGCGGCGACGTGTTCGAGAAGTTGAACCGCTATCTCGACGAGCTGATGAGCGAGGCCGTCCTCGGTGAAACCTTGACCACAAACTCCGGTGAACGTGGTGCTCGATCCCTTGGCGAAGTGCACAACGAGGTACGCGTTGCGATCGCCAAGGCAGATGCCGATCTGATCTCAGCTACGATCAAAGACACCATCGTCCGCTGGATCGTCGAGCTGAACTTCCCCGGCGCCGGCGTTCCGAACGTCTGGCGCGATTTTGCCGAGGCCGAGGATTTGAACGAGAAGATCAAGTGTGACGAGACGATCTTCAAGATGGGGTATCGTCCGAAGGATCCGCAGTACATCGACGACACATATGGCGGGGAATGGATCGAGAAACCGGAGCCGGAGACGAAGCCGCCAGTGCCGGGCTCGCCCGGCAAGGGTGCGCTCGACAATCTGGACTTCGCCGATCCGCCGACCCGCTCCAACAGCGAACGTGTCGTTGAAAATCTGACTGACCAGCTGGAGACCGCCGGCGCCGGCGTGTTCGACAGCATGATCGGGCAAATCCGAACCGAATTTGCCGAGGCGCGAGACTATGACGACTTGACGCTGCGGCTGGCGCGGCTGTCGTCGGAGATGGGCGTGGACGATCTTGCCCAGCTCCTCGAACAGGCCGCGATGCTGGCCCAGCTCGAAGGCGTGGCATCCGTCGATGGCCGGTGAGCAGATCCCGTTTCAGGAGGCGATCGACTTCCTTGCCGGCAAGGTCAATCTCCCGACCAGGCGCTACGATGACTTGAAGCATACCGGCCACGTCCGCGGTTTTTCCGTGGCCGGCGTCACCAGGGATGACATGCTCGCGGATTTCCGCACGGCCATCGAGAAGGCACGCGCCCAGGGAACAGGCTTCAAAGAGTTCCAAAAGGACTTTGATGCCATCGTCGATCGCACTGGCTGGCTGTTTAACGCGCGTGGATCGACGGACGGGGAAAGGCGCGCGTGGCGGGCCCGGATCATCTACACGACGAACATGCGCACGAGCTACATGGCCGGGCGCTACAAGCAGCTCACAGATCCCGATGTGCTGAAGTATCGGCCGTACTGGCAGTATGTGCATTCCGGCGCGCTGCATCCGCGCCTTCAGCATCTGGCCTGGGACGGCAAGGTGTGGGCGGCAACCGATCCGATCTGGGACAGCATCTACCCACCGAACGGCTGGGGATGCGGATGCGATGTCGAGGCGCTGTCGCGACGTGAGATGCAGGCGCTGGGCAAGGATGCACCCGACGAGGCGCCCGAGCTGGTGAAGTATGAGGGCATCGACCCTCGAACCGGCGAGAAGGAAGAACGGATCAGCGGTATTGATCGGGGCTGGGAATACAACGTCGGGAAGGAATGGCTCGACGGTGTCGTCCCGACCGAGCTGCGCGATCCGCTCCCGCCATATGGGCCAGACGTGCCGGCGCCGGCCAACCTGCCGGATCTTCCTGAGCCGACCGTCGCCAAGAGCCGCGATCTGATGCCGGAGGGGCTTGAGCCGAAAGCCTATGTCGAGGGCTTCCTGAAGCGGTTCGACCTGAAGAAGGGCGAAGGTCCGTTCCGCGACAAGTCCGGGGGGCTGATCACCATCAGCAAGTCGCTGTTTGAGCAGCGTATGCCGGACGGGACCGTTGTTGGCCTGAAGAGCGACAAGCGCGGCCGTGGGCAGTATGCCAAGCTGCTGGCCGACGCCATCATCGCGCCGGACGAGATCTGGATAGATTGGGCCGCGGTGAGGAGCGGCGTCGTCTTGCGGCGCGCCTACCTGAAACGCGTTGTTTTGCCGGACGGCCGACAGCTCTTTGTGCGCTTCGAATGGACCAGCAAGGGCTGGGTGGCCGTAACGGGCTTCGATACCAAGGAAGACTATCTGCGGGCCTATCGCCGCGGCGCACTGCTCTATCGTCGGCCGGAATAGAAAAAGCGCGCCTGCCGGGGCGCGCTTTGCATCAGAAGATCTACGGAGGGCTCCGGCGCCTCGATCGACCGACAGCCAGAATATAGCACTGTCGCCGTCGCAGAACAACGGGAGACCGCATGGCAGCCGCGACCATCACAGTTGACGAAGCAGCCATCAACGACGCGCTCGCGCGGCTGCTGGCCGCTGCGGGCAACATCAAGCCCGCGCTGAAGAACATCGGTGAGTTCGAGGCCAAGGTCACGCGCCGGCGCTTCATTGATCAGCGAGATCCGGACGGTGCGCCCTGGGCGGCGCTCAATCCGCTTTATGCCAAGACGAAGAAAGGCCCAGGCATCTTGCGCGGCGAGACGCGCAGCCTTTCCCAGATCGTCTGGCAGCTCGCCGGCGACGGCGTCGAGATCGGCTCGAACGAAGTCTATGCGAGGATCCACAACGAGGGCGGCACGATCCGTCCGAAGACGGCCGAGGCGCTCGTGTTCTCGATGGGTGGGCAGACCTTCAAGGTTCAGAGCGTGAAAATTCCGAAGCGGCAGTTCCTTGGGTTTAACGAGGCATCGATCGCCGCTATTCTCGATATCGTCAAAGACCACTTCGTCGAGGCGATCGAGCAAAAATAGGCCGCTTGCAAATCGGGCTCAGGAGGCCAATGGTGCGCGTTAAGGGCCGGTGATGGCGCAAAGGTGCCTCAAACGCGCCAGCGGGCTTTGAAACGGCTTTGAAAACGATCTGAAGATCGTGTGCGGCATTCGCTTCGCCCCTTCCGTTCCGCTTTCCCGCCTTTGTTCCTCGGTGTGCGATTTCGCGGTCCCGACGAGGTGCGGTCGCTCGGCTTAGATGCCGGGCATGAAACCGTTCGAAATCTTCAAAACCGGCAGCCATGTTTCGACGCAGGGGAAGGCGATCACCTTCTCCGACGCCGATGTTGCGGCGATCGCCTCGTCCTACGATCCGGCCAATCACCAGGCGCCGATCGTTGTCGGCCATCCGAAGACGAACGCACCGGCTTTCGGCTGGGTAAAGGCGCTCTCCGTGAAGGATGGGCGGCTGGTTGCCGAGCCCGACCGCCTTGACCCGTCGTTTTCCGAGATGGTCCGCGACGGCAAGTTCCTGAAGGTCTCGGCCGCGCTCTATGATCCGGCCGCTCCGGGCAATCCGACGCCCGGCTCCTACCATCTCCGTCATGTCGGCTTTCTGGGCGCCGAGCCGCCGGCCGTCAAAGGCCTTGCCGGGATCGAGTTCGCCGAGGCGACGGACCTTGTCCTGGAGTTTGCCGAGACACCGTGGCGCACGGCCTGGACGATGGACAGCATCGGCCGGCTCTTCCGCGGCATGCGCGACTACTTCATCGAGACCGCCGATATCGCGACGGCCGACCGGATCATCCCGCAGTACGAGATCGACCAGATCACGGACAACGCCGCTTCCATGCGTGCTGAAGCGCGCGAGGAAGAGGTGCGGCCGACCTACTCCGAAACCATCAAGGATCCTCCCATGACCATCGTCCAGAAGACGGAGGCCGAACGGCTTGCCGATCTCGATGCCCGTGAAGCCGCCATCAAGGCGCGTGAAACGACCTTCTCTGAGGCCAGCACCAAGGCCCAGGCCGCCGCCGACGCTTCCTTCGTCGAGGGCATCATTGCCGCCGGCCGCTTGCCGATCGGCCTGAAGGACACGGCAATCGCGCTGTTTTCGGAAATGTCCGACGACGTGCTGACCTTCTCGGAAGCCGGCACGGAAAAGACCACGTCTCCGCGCGGCGCCTTCCGCGAGCTGCTCGAAAAGCTGCCCGTGCCCGTCACCACGAAGGAACTGGCCAACGACAACGGCCCGGACTTTTCGGACGGCAATCAGGTCGCCGCCGCCATCCAGACTGAAATCCGGGACGCCAAGACCCGCGGCGAGGACATCGATCCCGCCACGGCTGCAATGCGCCTGAAGAACCGCCGCTGAGGAGCGACTGCATGAACCCGTACACCAAGACCTTCGTCGCCTCGGGCGACCTCAGCCATCGCGCCCTGGTGAAGTTCACCGCCAATGATGGCGAGGTCGCGCTGGCCACGGCCCCGACCGATCTGATCGCCGGCGTCGTCGATTACCCGAACGGTGCAAAGAGCGGCGGGCGTGTCGATGTCGTGCTGTTCGGCCCGGCGGAGGTCCTCGTCGGCGGCACGGTCCTGCCGGGTGCCGGCATCACGGCCGATGGCACAGGTCGGGCAATCGCCGCAGCGCCTGGCGCCGGCATCAATCACTTCGTCGTCGGCCGCGTCCTCACCAACGGCGTCGTCGGCGACATCGCCAAAGCCTTCATCAACCCCCATCGCATCCAGGGCTAAGCCCGGACCGACACCCGCAGGAGCAGACACGCATGGCTGGACAGCCGTTTCCCGTCGATCCGGTACTGACCGGCATCGCCGTTGCCTTCAAGAATGGGGAGATGATCGCCGATCTGGTCATGCCTCGCCTCGAGCCGCGTCTCGGAACCGAGACCTTCAAGTACATGGTCTTCGGTTTTGACCAGACCATCACGATCCCGGACACCAAGGTCGGCCGCAAGTCCGAACCGAACATCATGGAGTTCGGCGGCACGGAGGTGACGGGCGCCACGGCCGACTACGGTCAGGACGCCATCATTCCGATCGCCGACATCAATCAGGCGCCCGCGGGCTACGACCCGGAAGCCTTCGCAGTCCAACAGCTTACCAACATCGTCGAGCTCGATCGCGAGAAGCGCGTTGCCGACAAGGCTTTCAACCCGCTCTCCTATCCCACTACCAACCGTGAGGTCTTGTCCGGTGCTTCGCAGTGGAGCCATCCCGACAGCAAGCCGATCAGCGCGATCACGGATGCTCTCGACAGCATGGTGATGCGGGCAAACGTTGCCGTCATGGGCCGGCTTGCGTGGTCGAAGCTCCGGCAGAACCCGAACGTTCTGCGTGCCCTGACGACGTCCGGTGTTGCCGATGGTCTCGCCGACAAGCGGGCTGTCGCGGATCTGCTCGAACTCGACGACATCGTCATCGGCTCCGGCTTTGCCAATGCAGCGCGTCCCGGTCAGCCTGCCCAGCGCTATCGCCTCTGGGGCAAGCACTGCGCCTTGATCCGCCGCGAGAAGATCGTGTCGAGCCTCGGCGAGGTCCCCACCTGGGGCTGGACCGCTCAGTATGGCGCCCGCGTTGCCGGTTCGATGGACGAACCGAAGATCGGTCTGCGCGGGTCGCGCCGGGTGCGCGCCGGCGAGAGTGTCGCCGAAGTCGTGTCGGCTCCGGAGCTTGGCTACTTCTTCCAGAACGTCGCGGCCTAAGCCCATCACGGCCTGATTGCCAGGCCAACGCTCTCCCCTTCGGCCAACCCGGCCGGAGGACAACCGCCCGAAGGGACCTCATGACCTATCGCAGCTTCATCTTCCTTGGATCCGCCACCCTCTTTGCGGCCATCTGCGCACCCATCGCCTACCTCATCTATCCGGCCATCGAGCTTGCGATGGTGGTCCTTCGCGAAACGCCGGTCGCTGCTTCCTTTGCCATCATGGCACCCGTGTTCGCTGTCGTACTGTTCCTCGTCATCGGTAGCCTGAAGCCGGTCTATCGCGACAGCTACCGCACCCACGGTCTCAGCCTCGCCGCTCGCTGACGCAAGTCAGCGGGGAATGCTGCACTCCGGCCGCGCGATCGGCCGGAGCTTTTCGAAAGGGACCGGATGGCTGGTTCCTTTCCGAAAGCTCGAAGGGAAACCGTTCATGGCCTCCAGAAAATCCGCACCATCCAGCGCGCCGATCGCAGCAGAAACCGGGACCGATGTCCTGGGCACGGCGCAGGATACCGCTATGCCTCCCGCAGCGGTATCCGACCCGTCCGGCTTGAACGGTCCGGACGGGACCATTCGCGAAGGTGAAGTCCTTTCCACCCATACCCCCGAGAGCGAGAGCGGCAGTGTCGTCGACGCGGAATTGGTCGCGTCGGAAATTCCGCAGGGCAACGTCGAAGCATCCGGCTTCGTCACAGAGCCCAACCCCGAGGTGCCGGCACTGGCCTCGGGGATCGATGGGGCAGTGGTCGAGGTTCCGCAGGGAACGGATGGCGGTGTCGCTGTTCTGGTCGAGGGGGCGCATACCGCTACCAATGAAGCGCTCGACGCACGCTCGCTGAAGTTCGCGCTCGAAATGACGGGCTGCACCGATGTCGATGATCTGATCGATAAGGCTACGGTTGGCCTCTCCCTTCTGCGCGCCATCGACACGCACGCCGACCTCGGACCGCTGCAGGGCTGGCGCCCGGCGGACGATCCGGCCGAAGTCGTCGGCGATCTGGTCAACATGGCTTCCGAGCTGCAGGCTCAGATCAGTGCGCTGCGGGCTGCGCGTCTCGCCGATGTCGACGGTGCCCGCCCTGCCTACGTCAACGATAAGCGGCGCTTCATTCTCACCGGCCGGACCCGGCAGAACAACGTGCTGAGGGAAATCGGAGAAACGATCGACCTCAGCATCACCGAGCATGCCGAGCTGCTCGGCACACTTGCGATCGCCTCCTCGTGGGATGAGGGCTTCGAAGTCTGATGCCTTATGCCTCGCTCGACGATCTGATCGAACGCGCCGGCCTGGATGAAATCCTCCAGGTCGCCGATCGCGACGGTGACGGCGTTGCAGATCCGGATGTCGTCGAGGCTTCGCTCATCCATGCGGACAACACCGTGAACGGCTATCTGGCCGTTCGCTTTCGCCTGCCACTGTCGAGCGTCGCGGCGATCGTCTCCACCTGGGCGGTCTCGATCGCCCGGTACCATCTGCATCGCGCCGGACCTCCGGATTACGTGGTGCGAGATTACAAGGATGCGGTGGCCGCTCTTCAGCAGGCAGCACGCGGCCTGATCGCTCTTCCGGGCGCTGACGGCATTGCGCCGGCGCAGTCCACGTCGGACGGCATCCGCGTCGATGGTCCCGAGCCCGTCTTCTCTCGCGAAAAAATGGGGGGCTGGCTTTGATCGCGGCCGTCATCGAGCGGCTGAAGGTCGAGCTGGGGACGACGGTTGCCGACGTCCTGCCGGTCGAGGATCTGGCCTCTGTCAGCGCCGGTACCGCGCCGCGAAACGGAACTGTCTTTGTTATTCCCTACCGCGAGCAGGCCGAGCCCAACGATCTGGCAATGGGCGGCTTCGAGCAGCTCGTGCATGTGCAGATCCTCGTGGCGTTGGTTTTGCGCCGCCATGCCGATGTCCAGGGCGCGCAGCGCGCATTGGATTTCGACACCTTGAAGGGCGCCATCGAGCAGGCTCTCGCCGGCTGGGCGGTCGATCCCCGAGGCGACCTTTTTGAACTGGTGTCGGCACAGGCCGCGCCGCTTGGCAACGGTGTCACCGTCTACGTCCAGACGTGGCAGACGAGCCGCTACCTGGAGACCGATTGATGGAAGATCAGAACGTAGGCGGATCGTACATCCGCCAGAAGGATGGCTCGCTGAAGCTGGTCGATCGGACCGAGGAAGCAAAGCCCGAGGTCACCGATATCGCATCGACCGATGCGCCGGCCGACGTCGAGACACCTGCCAGCCAGACGCCTGCCGACACCACGGCTGCGGCGAAAAAGAAGGGTTGAGCGACATGGCCAAGCGTTATTTCCGAAACCGCGCCATCCTCGTGAAGCGTGAAACGGTCTATGGCACGGACAGTGTCCCGACTGGCGTGGCGAATGCCATGCAGATGACGAACGTCGAGTTCGATCCGGCTGCAGGCCAAGAGGTCACCCGCGACCTCGTGCTTCCCTACATGGGACACCAGGGCGTCATTCTCGTCGGCAGCTACGGCACGCTTGCCGGAGAGGTCGAGGTTGCCGGCTCGGGTGTTGCCGGGACCGTTCCGGCGTTCGGCGATCTTCTGCGGGCCTGCGCCATGCGTGAGGTCATCACCGTCGGTCAGGACGTCAAGTACAATCCGATCTCTACCGGACAGGAGAGCGTGTCGATCCGTTTCAACGCGGACGGCGTGCAGCACATCCTGGTCGGGGCTCGTGGGACGTGGACGCTGGACATGGCGCCGCTGGCCATTCCACGCTTCAAATTCAACTTGTCCGGACTGCTCGGCACCATCTCGGATGTCGCGATCTCGACGGTTGATGTGTCGAAGTTCATCAAGCCGGTACCGGTGAACAAGGCCAATACGACGTTCTCGCTTCACGGCTTCACAGGCGGAACCGAAGGAATTTCATTCGACCTCGGCAACCAGATCGAGCCGGACTTCCTGATTGGCGAAGAAGCGATCGAACAGGTGGACCGCATGATGACCGGCAATGCCGTTGTGCGCGCTGATCTGCTGGCAGCTATCAACTGGTACGATCGCTCGGCGAAGCACACACTCGGCACGCTCGCAGCAGTCCATGGAACGACCCCCGGCAATATCGTCCAGTTCGACGCGCCGGCCGTCCAGCTCGGCCGACCGAAATACGGCGAGACCCGCAAGCGGATCAACAATCAGTTGCCGCTCTACCTCACGCCCGTCGTCGGCAACGACGAATTCGTCCTCACCTTCAAGTGACCTTCAAAGGCCTTTCACCCGGCCATTGATCCCGTCCTCTCGTCCTAGTCTCCTCAAGGAAATCCATGTTCAAGGTTGTCGAAAATCTCACCTTCTGGTGGCCAGTCAAAGTCAGCGAGCCGGATGACGCCAAGCCCGGCAAGTCGATCGAGCACGTCTTCGAGGTGCAGTTTGCCATCCAGTCGAGCGCCGAGGCTCGTGCTTCGGCGCGCGCCCGCACCGCGATCATTGCTGAGATCAAAGCCGACATCACGGACGAGCAGCTCTTCGAAGTTCAGGACCGTGTCGAAGAACACGACCTGAAGGCAATGCGCCGCGTCCTGAAGAACTGGCGCAAGATCGCTGACGAGGACGGCGCCGAAATCCCGTTCACCGAAGAAACCTTCGCCGCTGTCTGGGCTCACCAGCGCGTCCGCACCGCGCTCGTGCGGGCCTATGACGAGGCGATCACGCTCGAAAAGGGCCGCGTAAAAAACTGACAGCTGCGGTCAGGGTCTGGGCACTTGCCCGCCAGGGCCGCAGCGATCCCACCAAGCCCGCGCCGATCGACGAGGATCTCCGCCGGCAATTTGCAGAGCTCGGGCACATCATCCAGGCGGATGACGACGAAACCGGCGAGGAAGACGAAGACGTGTCCGCAGTGTCGATCCACAATTCTGACAGCCTTTCCGCCTTCATGGCCTGCTCCACGCAATGGCGCAGCGTGGGCACGAAGCAGGGCGTGCTGTGGATCGGCCTCGATTACTCGGCGTGCAGGGCCATGCTCGACGCGCACGAGTTTCCGATCGACGTCCTGAAGGATTTCCCGGCGATCGAGGATGCCGTTCTCCCGATCTTCAATGATGCCGACATGGCAGACGCTCCCGAAGACGAGGACGCGTGATGGCTCCAGCATATCGCATTGCCATTGGCGTAACCGTCGATCCCTCTGGCGCGAAGTCCGGAGGGCTTGAAGCGCGCTCGGCCGTTGCCGCGATCGGCAAGGAAGCTGCAACGGTGCAGCCGAAGATCGAGGCGGTTGCGACGGCCCTTGGCAAGCTGAAAGAAGCGGCCAACAACAACACGACGCGCAGTGACGATATCGCCGCATACGGGCAGGAGATGAACCGCCTGCAGGCCCGGTTCGATCCGCTGTTTGCAGCCATGCAGCGTCATAGGCAGGCCTTGATCAACATCGCCAACGCCGAGCGGGTCGGGGCGATATCGGCGTCTGTCGCCATTGAGGCGAGGATCCGCGAGACGCGGGCCATGGAAGAGCAGGCAGGTGCCGCCGAACGTCTGGCCGCGCGACGCAAGCAGGAGGCGCAGTCGGCCGTCGATCGCCGCACGATCGCTCCGGATCGTGGCGCCGACGTTGCCGCCTATCTGAAAGAAATGGACCGCCTGCAGTCGCGGTTTGATCCGATGTTCGCTCTGATGGAGCGCCATCGCAAAGCGCTGATCGACATCAGCGAGGCTGAACGGGTCGGCGCGATCTCCGCGACTACGGCGATCGAGGCCAGGATCCGCGAGACGCGGGCCATGGAAGAACAGGCCGGTGCTGCCGAGCGATTGGCCGCGCGGCGCAAGCAGTCCGCGCAGTCGATCGTCCAGTCGCAGGTTATCCAGCCCGACCGTAGTGCCGATATCACTGCGTTCATGGACGAGCGCGATCGGCTGCGGCAAGCCTACAATCCCCGCTACGCGGCTCTTACCGCCTACCGAAAAACCGTCGATGACATCCGTCAGGCTAATCGCGTCGGAGCGCTTTCCCATGACGAGATGACTGCGGCGATCTCGCGTGAACGGCAGGCGACGCTCGGCCTGATCCAGTCGCGCAAGGGGATTTCGGGCGGTCAGGGCCTTCGACCCGATCAGAAGGCCAATCTGTTCACGCAAGGCGTGGACACGGTCCAGTCATTGGCACTTGGCATGCCCGTGACACAGGTCCTACTCCAGCAAGGTCCGCAGGCGATGCAGATCTATGGCAGCATGGGGAACGCTGCCAAGGCGGCGCTCGCTGCCATCACGCCTTTGCGCGTTGCGATCGGCGGTACCACTGCAGCCGTCATCCTCGGCGCGGTGGCGTGGAACGACTATCTCGTTTCAGTCAAGGAAGTGGAAACCGCCGCAGGCGGTCTCGGGCGTGCGACCGCCGGCACTGCCGCAAGCATGGAAACGGCCGCGCGGAATGGGGCAGCGGTCGCGAACATCTCCATTTCCTCGGCGCGCACGATGGAAGCGCAGTTCCTGCGCACGGGAAAGATCGGGTCTGAGAACTTCGAGCAGCTGATCTCCATCAGCAAGAACTTCGGGGCAACGATCGGCGTGTCAGCAGAGGATGCCGGCGCCGCGCTGGCTGAGATGTTTGCAAATCCCGCGCAAGCCATCGACACGCTTTACCGCAAGTATGGCCTGATCGACGCTGCAACGGCCGAGTATGCAAGGCGGCTCGTGGCACAGAACCGGGCGGGCGAAGCGCAGAAGGTTCTGCTTGACGCGTTGCCGAATAGGCTGGCTGACGCCAGCGCAGCAACGACCGCACTCGGGCGCGCGTGGGATGTTGTTCGCACCAGCGCTTCCAACGCGATGGATGCCGTCGGCCGGGCCGTTGACGCTGCAATCAGCGCGCCGACCCGTGCCGAACGGATCAAGAAGTTACAGGATGCGCAGACCGACTACGGTCCGGGCTGGTTGGAAAATCCCCGCCAGAAGATGCTGCGAGAAGCGCAGGAACGTCGCGACACCGCCGAATTGCGCCGCCTCCAGGCTGACCAGGCGAGAGAACGCGAGAACATTGCACGACAGCAGGATCTCGAACGGCGCAAGCAGCCCGGCGTACTTGCGGCGGACATTGCAAGCGATGGCCCTGCAACAGCGTACGCGCGCGCGCGACGTCAGTTGGAGGATCAGATCAAGGCGTTGCAGGCCGGTCTGAATGCTCCGGGCCTGAGCAACACACAGCGGGACGATATCGCCGCTTCGATCGATGCAAAAACCCATGCTCTCGAGACGATGATCCCGGCGCAGGAGCGCGCCAATCAGCTTGCAGCTCTCGACATCCGTATCCAGACAGAACGCAATCCGGTTGTACTGGCCGGGCTAGTTGCCGATCGGGAGCGCCTGCAGCTCGCTGGAGAAGAGATCAAGACCAGCGATGCATCCTCTCGGATTGCTGCCGCCCGCAATCGGATCATCCAGGAGACCTTAGCATCATCGCAGCTGCAGTCGGCCGAGTTGATGGCCGAGGTTGATGCTCGCCGCAAGCTTAACGACCAGGTCGCCGCCGGCAACATCACTGCCAGCGAAGCGGAAGCGCTTCTGCGAACCGAAATCCAACTTCGCCCGCTGGCAGCTGCGGCCGCGGCCGCGCAGGGTGAGGAACAGAAGAAACTGGCCGAAGCGCTGGCGACGGCGAAAGAGGCTGCGGCTGCCAGCGAACTCGAACAGCGCCGCGCCGGTGCAATCGACGTCATCAGGGGGCAGGACGACGATCTGGAGCGGCTGCGGCTTGAGCAGACGTTGGTGGGCGCAACAACGGCCGAGCGCGAGAAGGCTCTCGCTGTTCTGGAAAGCGAGCAGATGATCAGGGCGCGTGGCTACTCGGCACTGTCGGCCGAAGCCGACGCGATCCGTCGTAATGCCCGTGAGATCGCCAATCAGACGGCAGAGGTCGCGAAGGCAACAGCGGCTTGGCAGATGTTCCAGTCAGCAGGTGAAACTGCGATCGACAACGTCTTCGGTTCGCTCCTCAAAGGCGACTTCAAGGGGGCTTTGAATGGCCTTCTCGGCGACGTCGGCAAGTTCTTCCAGGAGCTGGGCACCAACTCGATCAAGAACATGCTGTTGGGCGGCGACCGCACGGAACTGTCCGATGTGATCGGCCGCTTCATGAAATCGTCGCCGGTTGCCGCCAACCAGAACACGCCAACGACTGGTTTCCAGACCTATGCGGCGCCAGTGATCCCTGTGACGCGCGCACCGCTAGATGACATCTCAGCCTATGCCAAGGCGATCCAGTCAATCGAGAGCAGTGGCAATTATGGTGCGCTCGGCCCGATCACCCGGAGCGGTGACCGCGCTTATGGCGCCTATCAAATGATGGGCAGCAATATCGGCCCTTGGTCTGAAGCTGCACTTGGACGCCGCTTGTCCACGTCACAGTTCCTTGGTGACAAGGCTGCACAAGATGCGATCTTCAACCATCGCTTCGGCGGCTACGTGGACCAGTATGGGCCTTCGGGAGCTGCGCAGGCGTGGTTTGGTGGGCCCGGCTCCGTAGGTAAGGGCGGGCGTGGTGCCGACATTCTCGGAACCACAGGAACCGGGTACGTGGAGAAATTCAACGCCGCCCTCGGGAGCGCTAACGACAATCTGGACAAGCTCGCCACGACAGGGCAGTCCGCTAGTTCGACTGTCGGGGGGCTTGCGAATGCATCGTCGACGGCCGTCAAGGGTCTCGCTGGCTTCGGGGAAGGCCTCGGTCAAGCTGGGCAGAACCTCGCTAACATGTTCCCTCCCGCGCCGACGGGCGGCGGCGGGTTCTTCAGCTCCCTCCTGACCGCGTTCCTGCCGACCTTCGTGCCAAACGGTGCGCAATCGAACTTCGCCGTCAATAACCCAGGCAAGGGCCTCTACGACACGGGCGGCTGGACAGGAAACGGTGGCCGCAGCGAGATCGCCGGCTTCGTCCATGGTCAGGAATATGTCGTCAAGGCAAGCGTGGTTGCGCAGCCAGGCGTGCGGGCGATGCTCGAAGGCTTGAACTCAGGACGCGGCTACGACGAGGGAGGCTTCGTCGCTCGCATCGGTGCGCCGGCGTCGGTCTATCCGTCGCAGAGACAGGCGAGATCCTCGGCTGCAGCGAACGATCAAGCCGGCGCCGGCAAGACGGAAATCAACGTCTATGTACAGAACCCGCGCGGCGATCGCGACATCGAGGAGGCCGTAGATCGCGGCGTTTCCCGCGGTATTCGGTCCTATGACAAGAACCTCCCGTCGCGCGTCGATCAGATCAAGAAGCGCCCGTATGTGAGGGGCCAATGACCCTCAACTTCCCCTACAGCCTGCCGACGTTCGCCGATCGGCTGCCGATCTCCAGTGTCGAATGGAGCATCAAGCGCCGCGACAGCCTCTCCGGACAGGGAAGCGGCCGGATCTGGCAGGCCGAGCTGGCTGACCCGCTCTGGCGCGCCGTCATCGAGCTCGATCGCCGGGCAAGCTCCGAGATGAAGCAATACGCCGCCCTGATCCGCGCACTGCGCGGTGCCCAGGAGATGTTCTGGCTCTACGATCCGCTGTCGCCGTTCCCGCAGAAGGACCCGCGCGGGCTCGCGCTCGGATCCCGCAACATCCAGATCGCCGCGATCGGCGCTGATATGCGCTCGATGCGGTTCTCCGGTTTCCCGGCCGGCTATGCGCTGACCGTCGCCGACAAGTTTCAGGTGTCGTTCGGTGCAAGCCCGGTGCGCAGCGCCTTCCTTGAGATCTCCGAAAGCGGGACGGCCGATGCGGATGGTGTCACGCCGTTCCTCAGCATCTTCCCCAACGTCCCGGTCGGTGTGTCCGCCAACACGACCGCCATTTTCGCCAAGCCCGCCTGCCGCATGGTCATCATGCCCGAAAGCCATCAGGCCGGCCGGGCGCGTCGACACCTGACAGAAGGCGCCGGTTTCACCGCGATCCAGAAGCCATGAAGACAGTCGATCCCTCATTCTTCGCAATGCTTCAGAACGCGCCCGAGGACGGCATTGTCCCGCGTTGGTTCGTGTCGTTCATCGCCCGCACGTGGCCGGATGGCGCTGGCAAGACCACGAAGCAGACCGTCAGCTTCTGGAGCGGGGACGCGCCGGTCACGGTCGAGGTCCGCTCCCTGATTGACGGCCAGATCTCGGCACGCGTGTTCGAAGGCTCCGTTGATCTCGATACGGGCGAGAGCGTCAGCACGTCGTCGCTGGAGGTCAACACGCGCAATCTCAATCTCACCATGCTCAACCCGGCCGTCGAGGCGGCGGCACGCGGCCTAGACCTGCGCGCAGCGCGCGTCGAGATCTGGATCGGCTTGCTCGATCCTAGAACCCGCCAGCTCTCCTCGATGCCCGAGAACGACTACCTCGGCGTGGTCGACGGCGCTTCGATCCAGGAAGGCGGGGAGGATGGCAACGGCGAGGTGCTGGAAGTGCGCCTGGTCAACGATGCCGTCGTTAACCTCACCCGGCCGAACCCGGCGAAATCGAGCGCTGAGGAACAGAAGAAGCGCAAGGGACCGAACGGCGAGGTGGACAACTTCGGCAAGTATGCCGGGCCGGTCGAAAACTGGAATGAGCCGTGGGGTGAGAAATGATCGAGCTGAAGCGCCGCGAAAGGTGGATGGGGCCGTTCTGCGATGTCTTCGACGACATCCGGCGCGAACCGATCTCATGGGACCGGAACGATTGCGCGCTGCTCGCGGCTCGCAACATCTATGCGCTCACCGGCGTCGACCTGTCTTTGCCCTACCGCGGCAAGTATCACGACGGCGCATCTGCCTATCGTCTGATCCGTGACCAGGGCTTTACGGATCTCGCCGATTTCGCCGCCTCGATCCTGCCCGAGCATGCGCATCCCGTGGACGCGCAGACAGGCGATATCGCTGCTATTCCGACCGACACGCCCTTCGGTCATGTGCTTGGCGTGTTCGACTTCGACCGGATCTGGGTGCTTGGCGAAGAAGGTCTCGGCACGGTCGATCGTGAGAAGGCCGTTCGCGCCTTCAAGGTGGGTTGATGCTGAAGCGGCTTGCCCTTTCCTCGACTGCGCTGACGTTCTTCCTGCTGACGGCCGATCAGGCGTTCGCGGGGCCGCTGATCGGCGCCGTCATCGGTGTCTTCAGCGCCGTGGTCTCCGGCGCCGGCGTCGCCAACGCGATCGTCAGTCTGGCGCTCGCAGCCGGTACCACGCTTTTGCAGATGGCGACCGCGGCCGACAAGCCGCCACCGGTCGGCATGAAGGTGCAGGCGGATGTCGGTGACGATCAGCCGGTATCGACGACGATCGGCAAGTTCGCCACGCGCGGGAAGCGCAAGTACGTCGGCACCTGGGGAAACTATAACGGCGACACGCCGAACTCGTACCTGACGGAAGTGTTCGAGATCGGCAGCCTGCCGGTTCCAGCGCTCGATGGCATCTGGATCGATGGCGAGCGGGGGACGATCCTCTGGAATGAGCCGGACACCGAATTCGGGCGTGGCTATCCGGTCAAGGAGTTCCGCGACGACGAGGGCAACGTTCACGATTACTGCTGGGTAAAATTCTACGACGGCAGCCAGACCGCGGCCGATCCGTTCCTGCTCGAGCAATTCGGGGACGACGAGGATCGGCCGTGGGACGCGACCATGATCGGGCGCGGCATTCCCTACGTCATCATGACCTATCGCTGGGAGCGCACGCTCTTCAAAGGACAGCCGAAAGCGCTGTTCGAGCCTGCACCACTGCCCCTTTACGACGTCCGCAAAGACAGCACGCAAGGCGGAAACGGTACGCACCGCTTCGGCGTCGAGAGCACCTACGAGCCGACCGAGAACCTGTCGGTGATGACCTATAACGTCATCCGTGGCCTGCGCTACAAAGGCGAATGGTTCTATGGCGGGCAGGACGTTGACGCGTCCCGCATGCCGGCGTCGAACTGGATTGCTGCTCACCAGGAGGCGGCAAAATCCGTTAAGCGCCCAGGCGACACGACCGAGCCGCAATGGCGCGGCGGCTACGAGATCACGGGCGACACTGTGCCGCTCGCCGTCCTCGAAGAGTTGCGCAAGGCCCAGAACGGCCGTCTCACCGACCAGGGCGGCGTGTTCAAGATGAAGAACGGCACCTTCGGCGGGGCCGTGTTCAGCTTTCACGACGACGATATCGGCATCACAGATCCCTCAGGCTTTGATCCGTTCAACTCGGTCGATCAGACGATCAACGGCATCAACGGCAAATATCCGAACCCGAAAGAGGGATGGATCGCTAAGGATGCGCCGCCTTTGCGCAACGCTGGCTATGAGGCGCTCGACGGGAAGCGCAATCTCGCCGACGTCTCGTTCGGCGCCACCTCCTATCATCGGCAGGTGCAGCAGCTGATGCGCGGCATCCTCGAGGAGGCACGTCGCTTCCGTCGCCACCAGATCCCGCTGCCGCCCATGGCGTATGTCCTGGAAGCCGGCATCGACGTGGTCGCCTGGACCTCCCCGCACAATGGCTACGTGAACAAGCGCTTCCTCGTCGTTGAGCGACGCGGCCAGATGGGCATGAACCAGATTGTCACGCTTCAGGAGATCGATCCGACCGATTACGACTGGACGGACACCATGGAGCAAACCGTCTCCGACGGCTGGGTCGGGCGCCTCGATACGCCGACGCAACCCATGACCGGCTGGAACGTCAGCGCCGGCACGATCTCGGGAAGCGATGGAATTGCCCGGCGTCCGACGATCGTCGTGTCATGCGCGCCAAACCTCGTCGATGTCGCGCGCGTCAGGGTGCGCGTTCGTCTGAAGGCGACCGGCGTTGTTGTCTTTGAAAACGAGCTTCCATACGGGCCGGGCAGTCAGTGGACTTTGACTGGCCTCTGGCTTTGGCCGGCGACGCAATATGAAGTGCAGGGCCGGCTGGTACCGTACTCCGGCCGCAAGGTTGCGGACTCGGCGTGGATCTCCGTCACCACGGCAAACATCGGGTTTGCCACTCAGGATGTGCTCGACAACGCGATCACGCAACAGAAGATCATTGATGCCGCCATCTCGGCCAACAAGATCATGGACGCGGCGATCACGGCGCTGAAGCTTGCCGATAAGGCGGTGACGACGAACAAGCTGGCGATCGCGGCCGTCACAAAGGATATCATCGCAAGCGGCGCGATCGTCGCCGACAAGTTCGCCGATGGTCTGGGTCCGGTCGGCATCATCTCGGGGGCCGTGGTCCCGACAACCAAGACGACTGAGGTCATCACCGTTGCCGGCAAGCTCTATCGATGGAACGGCACCAAATACACGGCCGACGTTCCGGCGGCCGACATCGCCGGCACGATCTCCGGAAGCCAGATTGCCGACGCCGCTCTCGATGCGACCAAGTTTGCAAACGGCCTCAGCCCGGTCACGAACGTTTCTGGCTCGACCCTGCCGACCACGAAGTCCACAGACGTAATCAACTTCGCGGGCAAACTTTATCGATGGACTGGATCTGCCTACTCGGCGTCGGTACCGACACAGGACCTGACAGGCACGATCACGGCAAACCAGATCGGGGCGAACTCGATCACCTCGGCAAAGATTGCAGCGGACGCGATCACGACGGCTCATCTTCAGGCTGGGGCGGTCAAGGCTGACCAGATCGCGGCCGGCGCCATTACGACCGGCAAGCTCACCGTCATGGACGCAGCCAACCTCGTGGCTGGGGAGCTTCTCGATCCGGTTGCGTGGAACGGAGGTATGAACGGTGACTGGTCGCTCCTGGCGTCCACGGCTTCCCAGGATGAGCTGGGTCGCGTTATGCTGTATGCCGGCCCGAACCGTGCAGGTCAGCCTGCCAACCAGTTCGTGTCGGATCAGTATTCCAATAACTTTCCGGTCAACGTCGGCGAACAGATTGCCGTAAGCCTGAAGGTAAGAGGATACGCGGCAGCTCGCGGTCAGTTCCGTTGCGAGATCCAGTTCCTCACCAAGGATTTCGACAACGTCGATAGCCAGAACGTCGGCAATCAGAACGTCTTATTCACTGGCTCCACGGCCTCAACGGCCCTGACGCAAATATTCAATCCGCCAGCTGGCTCGGCATATGCGCGCCTGCGTATGCGCGTGGCTTGTGATGCGTCGGGCAACTATGTCCCGGCCGTCGTCATCCGGAACATCTCCGTCCGCAGGGCGGCATCCTCTGAACTGATTGTCGACGGCGCGATCACTGGCGACAAGATCACGGCAAACGCGATCAGCTCTGACAAAATTGCCGCCAATGCGATCACGTCGGACAAGATCTCCGCCAACGCGATCACGGCCAGCAAGATCGCGGCCGGCTCGATTGACACCGACAAGCTCGCCGCGAATGCCATCACAGCCGACAAGATCGACGCCAATGCCGTCACGGCACAGAAGATCGCGGCCGGCGCGATCACGGCCGTCAAGATCGCTGCTGGTGCCATCACGACGGACAAGCTCGATGCCGACGCGGTTACTGCTGACAAAATCGCGGCGAACTCGGTCGGCGCTCGCCATGTCGCCGCGCAGTCGATCACTGCTCGTCACCTGGTCCTGACCGACTCCAGCAACATGGTCCCGGACAATGCTCTGCAGGACGCCAAAGCCTGGAGTTTGGCCGGTAATGGCAATGCGGTTCCCTACTTCACGAGTGTCACCGACATCGGTCCGATCATTCGTTTCAACGATAATGCGACAGCGAGCAGCGGCAGCACATTCATCGCAGGCGCAACGTCGCAGTCGTTTAACGTTCGTCCAGGAGATGAGCTTCGTTTCGGCGCAACCATCGACTTCAATGCGGACATCGCAAACCAAGGCGTTCGTATCACCCTGAACTTCTATGACGCCAATGGAAACAACGTCGGAAGCCCGTCGTATAATGAAGCTCCGGGGATAAACTACAGCGCAAGGAACGTTGCGCAGAATGCGACTGTTCCAGCTGGGGCGGTCACTGCGCAGCTTTATATTCGCCGTCAGGTTCCAACCGCGGGCGCAACATCTGCCGGCACGCTCTACGTCTGGAACCCGTTCTGCTATCGCCGTGCGAACGCCGAACTGATCGTCGACGGCTCGATCACGGCCGACAAGGCGAACTTCAATAGTCTGGCTGCGCTGAACCTGACGGTCGGCAACGCCGACATCAGCAACCTGACACTCAATGGCGAGAAGCTCGTCAACGGCGCGATCTCGGCTGTCTACTACAACACGTCGTCTGCCTTTGTGCCGAAGTCTGCAACGACCACGATCCTGTCACGCACCATCAGCTTGGCCGATGACGAACGCTTGATCATCGACGCTTTCTGGAACCTGCGCGGCTTCATGACTGGGGTAAACGCCGAAGTCTTCTATGCCGGTGAGGTGCAGCTCCGCGTCGGGAGTACGGTTCTCGACACCGTGAAGATCCAGGGGCCGGCGATCGACACGTATGGCTGCTCCAGCCAGCCGATCTCGGGAAGCTACACCAAGAGCGGGGCCGGCAGCGTGACGATCACGCTCGTCTTCGTCATGGGGTCGGGCGGCGCGATGCGAAACAACGACAAGAACATGGGCTATTTCGGCAGCTCGGCCGGCTTCTCCAACGATGGCACGTCCTGGACAATCACGAGGCTGAAGAAATGAGCGATCTTATCGAGCAGCCCGTACCGGATGCCGAGGCGCCGCTGCCATTGCCGGCAGAAGTCTGGTTCGTCATCTACCATCCGGTAACGGGCTCCATTCTGCAGCACGGCAATGCGTTCGGCGAGGATGACTACCAGCTGCAGGTCTCGGCCTTCTCCGAGCCGAACATTATCAGCCCGGTCCGCCTGCATCCGATCAAAGCCTACTACGTCGATGTGACAGTGCCCGAGATCGTTCACGATCCGAATGGCGGGCCGATCGAGCCCATAATCATGTCGTCGGCTGATGTGGACCGAGAGCGCGATCGGCGCATTGCCGCCGGCTTCACCTTTATGGGCAACCTCTATCAGGCGCGCGAGCAGGATCTCCGCAACATCAATGGTGCTGCCACCGGCGCAGCACTCGCGCTGATGCAGGGCGCCCAGCCGGGCGATCTGCGCTGGCAGGGCGGCGACACCGACTTCGGATGGATCGCGGCCGACAACGCGATTGTGCCAATGGACGTCGTCACGATGGTCAGCTTCGGCCGCGCAGCCATGGCGCACGTCGAGCACCTCACCATGACCGGCCGATCACTCAAAGACCGCCTCGCAGCCGGCGAGGATCTCGACATCTCCGACAACGCTCTCTGGGCTCTCTGAAAGGATCAACCATGTACAATATCGACAGCATGTACGAGTGCATGACCGAGGGTGTGGTCAAGGCGCTCCGCGCGAAAGTCGCCGAACGTTGGGCGGTATGCGCATCGATCTGGCTTGCCCGTCAGCAGGTCTTCAACGCCCAGGACTTCTGGTATGCGGTTGCCGGCAAGATGCTGTCGGAATTGCCTGCCGGCGAGGCGGCGACCATCGAAGGCCAGTTCTCCAAGGCCGAAGACACGCTGTTTTCGACGGTCGGCGATTGGCCGACACTGCCCGAAGGTCTTGCCGCCCGCATTGCCGCCTGGACGCCGGCGCCGGCCGATATCGACCTCGATGCGTTGCGCGCCGACGCCGTCCTCAAGGTCGATCGCGCAGCCGAGGCATACCGGATGCAGTTCATCACGCCCGGCTACGGGCAGCTGATGGCCTACCAGCAGAAGCTCGAAGAAGCGCGCGACAAGCTCGCCAATCCGAGCATCGCCAATGACAAGATCCCGCACATCATCGCCGAGGCTGCAGCCGACGACATGACGCCGCTCGAAAAGGCGCAGCAGGTTGTCGCGGCATTCTCGGCCTTCCAGCAGGTCTCGGCCAGCGTCGAGGCCAAGCGTATCGCTGCGAAGAAAGCCATTGCCGAGGCCACGACGGCCGAGGCGATCACCGCCGCCAGCAACGTCAGCTGGGCGGAAGAATGACCCGCAGGTCCCGTCTTTCCATTCACGACAACCTTACAAGGAAACTCAGCATGTCCATGATGATCGGCTCCCTGAAGCGCCGCAACGAAGCTCTCCAGAACGAATGCGACACGCTCGCAGGCGCCATCGACAATCTCTCACTCCGCGTCCAGGAGGCCTACGAACTCCTCCAGAAATACGAACCCGCATGGGTGGCCGAGAAGATGGGCTTCGCGCCGCCTGCAGGTGAGCCGGCAGACCCGTCCGCAGCCGCGCCGGCCGGCAACTGATCCTGTACCATTAACGGTGCCCTTAAGGGCTCTTGAAAGGTCTTCGATATGCCCTTGAGAATAGACACCACGCTGGCTTCCGGGGAAGGTGATCCCTGGACGCCGGCGGCAGACTTCACCGTCCAGGCTGCCGGCGTTGCCGGCACCAACGCCACCGTCGAGCTTCAGGCGCGCCTTGATGCCTCGGCGCCGTGGGTTTCGATCAGCTCCATGAAGCCGGCATCGCAGAGCATGATGGCATGCCGGAAGCTCTTCTCGGTGCGCCTCGTCTGGACCAGCAACAAGCCCGGCGATGCCCTCAAAGTATGGAGCGCTGAATAATGGCGCACTTCTCTATCCTTGCCACTGTCTTTGGTGGCCCCGGCATTCTTCAAGGCGGCGGGGTTAACGTCCTTCGATCTCGAACGGACAACGGCGTCATCATCAGCCGCACAACAGATCAACCACTCACTTCGAGGGCCGCATAATGCCTGCACCATATCTGACTATCGCTGACCTCACGCCGGCATTACAGGAAGCCGCCAACACCGACCTTCAGCTGATGCAGGAGGCTGCGGGGTTCCACCGCCGGCCTGGTTTCGGCCTCGCCGTCAATGGCGACAGCCGTCTTGAAGCCATCATGGTTGATGGCGGCGGCAGCCTGTGGCCGGCCAACGCGGCTAAAGTCAAAGGCTTCCACTTCATTAATGTGGCCTCCACGCTGCTGGACGGTGGGATTTCACTTCGCGCGAAAACCGCCCTCAGTGGGTTTCGCAGTGATCAATACCTACAGAACCTTGATGCCGCTATCGCATCCGGCGCGTCGTTGATCGCCATCTTCGGCGTCGTCAACGATATCGCTCAATCGGGAACGACGGGCGATACCGCAGCGACGATCTTCGCGCGGATCAAGGCCGCAGCGCTGAAGGTGCTCAGCAAGGGCAAAACGCCGATCCTGTTTACCGAGCCGGGCGCAACGAACTTCAGTCAGGCAATGATCGCCATGCTCGTGCAGTTCAACGAGTTTGTGGTGGAACTGACCGAGCAGCTTCCCGGCATCCTCCTCTTCGACCTTGCGACGATTGTGTGGGATCAGGCGGCAACCACCACTACGGCCATTGCTTTCAAGGCCGGTTATTCCAGCGACGGTGTGCACTACACGAAGACGGGGAATTACTGGATCGGCAAGGGCTTTGCAGCCTTCCTTAGCGGGATCGTCAAACCTTACCCGAACATGGCCACTGGCTCGTTCTACGTGCCGGGGAACGGCAACATCGGCCAGCTTACCAACGCGATGTTTGCGACCACAGCTGCCGCATCAGGGGCTGGTATATCAGGGACGGTACCAACCGGTTACACGCCTGCGCGCACGGGAACCGGAACGGTGGTCGCCTCTGTTATCGACGCGCCGGACGGGATCGGGAAGGCAGTTCGACTTGTTGCAAGCGACTTTGCAGCGGGTGATCGAGTGACTTTTGAGCAGGCCGCGAACATCGCCAATTTCGCCGGCGGAAACCTGATTGAAGCAGGCGCAAAAGTCATGATCAATTCGGGGGCAGACAAGCTGCGTTCGTGCGCTCTATGGGGCAACACAAGCAACGAGGCCAACCCGATTAGTGACCTCTACACCACCGAAGCTGGAGGGCTCCCGACTGACCTTCATGGCAAAACTCTGCGCCATAGATCCGTGCCCTATGCATTGGTGGCGGGTTTTACTTGGGTGAATTGGCAAGTGCGAATGATCGCAGATGCCGCGTTTACGGGGCAGGGCTTCGACATCACGATATGGAACCCGACCCTTCGCAAGCGGAACGCTTTCTAGCCTTCGCACCCCGTCATCGTTTGATGGGGTCAAGACTATCGGCCGCGGGCGATCGCGGCTGATTCACCAGGTGCCGGAGGCAAGCCTCCGAGGACGGTCACAGTTGGAGCTAAGACCCGTCCGACAGCGTTGAGGAACAACCGTCACACCCGATCCCCTTAGGAGGGGAAGCAGCTTGTGGCATGATTCTGAGATGCATTTAAATGGCCTTCGAAAACGCTTCGAGAGACGTAGGAAACACGCAACCCCCAGCCGCCTGGATCGGCGGGAAACGGACCTTGGCACCTCGCCTGGTCAAAATGATCGCGGAGATCCCGCACACTACATATGCAGAGCCGTTCGTCGGAATGGGCGGGGTCTTTTTCCGCCGCCGGTCAGCGCCTCGGCATGAGGTAATAAACGACCGAAACGGGGACATCGTGAACCTGTTTCGGATCCTGCAGCGCCACTATCCGCAGTTCATGGATTGCCTCAAATTCCAGATCACGAGCCGCCGCGAGTTCGAGCGGCTGAAGGCATGCAATCCTTCGACATTGACCGACCTCGAACGGGCGGCGCGGTTCATCTATCTCCAAAAACTCGCGTTCGGCGGGAAGGTGTCAGGCCAGAACTTTGGCGTCATTCATGACGGCGGCGCCCGCTTTAATCTCACGCGTCTCGCTCCGCTCTTGGAAGACGTGCACGAACGGCTTTCCGGTGTTGTGATCGAGAACCTCGACTGGTTGGCTTTCATCGATCGCTACGACCGGCCGGGCGCGCTGTTCTACCTCGACCCGCCATACTTCGGGAATGAGGGCGACTATGGGCCAGGGTTGTTTGGCCGTGATCAGTTCGAGGTCATGGCCGATCGGCTTGCAAAGCTGAAGGGGAATTTCGTCCTATCAATCAACGACGTTCCGCAGACGCGAGAGATGTTCGGTCGGTTTGACGTAGTGGATGTGGATCTGCTCTATTCGGTATCTGGCGGCAAAGGTTCAGCAGCCCGAGAGCTGATCGTTGCTAAGCAAAAGCCGTCGAGCGGTTTGTGAGTCATTTCGAGAGGAGCGTAGATATGGGTGACAACGACATCATAATTCAAAATGTCTTTGGATACGATGATACCCAGCATCGCGCTCCGCTCCTGATCGAAGGACGGAAGTTAATCCACTACTGTTCCGCCGACACTGCAGTCAGGATTATACGAAACCGCGAAATTTGGCTTCGAAACGTCCGTGTTATGAATGACTACATGGAGGTCAATCACGGGTTCAATCTCATTAGAAGGTCACTCGAAGGGCCAGACGACACGACCATCGAATCTGGCATCAACGCTGTGAAGAGAGCGATGGACGAGGTGTTCCCTGGGGCTGCTGATGAGGCGTTCGGCCTCTTTGCCGAATGGTCGACCCAAATCCAAAACGAAACCTATGTTGCTTGTCTATCTGCCCACCCAGACACAGAGCAGGCGGTAGGCAGGCTTTCTATGTGGCGAAACTACTCGTCTGGACAGGCAGGTGTGGGTCTTGTGCTGAATACTGGCCTGTTTGGAATGATGACAGACGAGCTGGGTGTTTTCAGCAGCCCCGTATATTACCTCTCAGACACAGAACTTCGAGACATGCTTGTGCAGACTGCGGTTCGGGTTCGGGAACACCGAGATCAGCTCCTCCAAGCTGGTCGGTCTAGTACGATCGGAGGGTACTTTTTACTGTTGCGCACCATCGCTCATTGCACGAAACATCCCGGCTTTTGTGAGGAACGAGAATGGCGCATATTTCACACGTTAGGTCTTGATCCGCTGAAGAAGCTAAGACGGCATACCGAGACCATAGCTGGTGTGCCGCAGCGCATATTAAAGCTTGATCTGACTGATGACACCTTTCCCGGATTGGACGTTGCCAATCTCATTCAAAGCGTCATCGTCGGTCCTTCTCAGTATCAGGCTGTTATTGGGCAGGCGTTAGCTGATGAACTGACGGACAAAGGTGTAATCGACGCCCACCGCTCCATTACTTATTCCCCCATTCCGCTCCGCACCTGA